CACTCCCCCCCCATGCTACGATTGCGAATGAATTTAATAGGTATGGGATTAGGGATATGCGAATTGATATACCGGGTAGTGCCGAAGACTATTATTCTTCGACTGAAACCCCACAAGGTACAAAAAAATTTAAAGCGAATAGACCCCTGATACGCGAGTTGGTAAACCTTAGACATAAAAAATTGCAAGAGGTTATAGTCTCGGGCGGAAACGCGTATACAGCCAGCCTTGATCTGAATGATCAGTTTGAGGAATTCATTTCTGCTGCGCCTGATCTCGCACAAACAGAAATTTTGAATGTTTATACGCAAGAGCTAAATGCTTCATCTTCAGAAATGAATAAACAAGCTCAAAAATTAGATGAAGAGACTGACAAGACCCTCGAAAAAAACAAAGTATTGGGGCAGTTTTTTTGGGTTGTTGTAATCATTTTTATAGTGGCAGTCATAGCTCTTAAAATGTAATCAAAAATCAATCTTGTGAACCTCGCTCCGGCGAGGTTTTTTATTGGCTGGAGAAAATACATATGTCCGAAAATGTAGGTGAAATTGTTTATATCATTCGCGCGGACACAGCTCAGCTGCTTTCTGCTGGGCGTAATGTTGTCGACATGACAAATGATCTCCAGAGTAATTTTGATGACA